CCGGTAGATATCTTTCCCCGGTAGCTTTCGGACCTTGTGTGGACGGCTTGCCACTTTTGGTGCGCCACTTCTGCTTAGTCCACGCTGTCAAAGAGCGTTGGCTCTTTTTCTTCGGCATCCTTCATCTCCATCGTGAGAGTAGCGAGTGCAGCCAGCTTGTCCTGCGCGTCACCCCATTTCGTAAGCGCCGCGTCCATCTCCTCCAACAAACCCGGATGTTCACCGATACCCACCGGTTTATCCAGATACACTTGGAATACAAACTCTGCATCTGCCATCTCCGCTTGATATTTGTGTTGTAGCGCCTGTATAGCCAGCTTGTGCATGTCAACCCCCAAATACACCTAGTATATCATAAAAGTGTGTATTTTGCAAGTAAATTATAGTTTGCCCTGATGGTGAGCCAGTAAGAGGATGAAGCCTACGAGGATTGCTAGAAGTGCGGACGAGATCATTATAATGAGAGTCCAGTCTATCATCTTCTGACGGCGCTTGGCTGCAGCTACCTCTGCCTCTCGTCGTGCAGTTCGTGCCTTTGCCTGAAAGCGTTGCCAGTCACCCCACAGCCCGGGCCGTCCGGCATAGATCATAATCTGCTTGAGTTGTTCTTCTTGCTCTCGTATCTGTTCGAGAGCCATGAATTCTTCGAGGTCTGATCCGTTGCCCTTCTTGCTTGCCTTACGTTGTAGGTCTTCCTTCGCACCCACAAAGTTGGCAATGGCACTACCTGCAGCGGCAATATCCTTGCCGTTCTGTACCGCTGTCTTGATCACAGCGAAGGCAGCATTTGCAGCAGCAAGCTCGGCTAACATCAGTAAACTCGTACACTCTCATCAACTAATTTAGGCAGGCAGTATGCCGTCACCTTTTTCCCTTGTTTGTGTAAGGTTTGTGCGTACCATACGCATTCATTCAAATCTCGGAAGTACATGTCACTGCTGACTTGACGCTTGTCCTCTCCTGTGCCAAGAAAGACAAGCAGGAGAAAGACGTGCTTCATTGTTAGTCGCGGTAACCGCCCCCTGCTTTTTTGTAGGCTGACGCAAGCATCTGGGCTTTACGCGCCGACCACTGTCCCGGGCGTCCGCCCTTGCCACCAGCCTTGATGCGATTGAAGAGACGCTTTCTCATTCCGGGCTTAGTGTAGTTGCCAGCTTCATTAACTCGACTCTTGCTCTTCTTTTTAGGCTTCGACGATTTGCTAGCTTTTCTAACCCGGCCACCCTTCTTGAGTTCTTGTTCTTTCTCCACGCCTTCAATTTTTCCGGCGTTGCGTGTTGCGTAGAAGACTTGCTCACCCTTGCGGCCCCCGTAGGTACGTTTCATTGAAGACATGATCTTTTTACCTTTTTCCGTTAAGGGCATCAGTTCCTCTTAAACCTCTTAGTGACATCCCGTCCTGTAGCTGCATCCGGAGTCACATAGAGACCGCCGCCACCACCGCTGGTGGCTCTTGCAGTACGTTTTGCAGCCTTTGCAGCACGTTCTTTCGCTCTCTCTTTACTGATTTTTCTTGTTCGCTTGCTGTCTGTAACATCACCTGCGCCTGACTCGGCTAATTTCGCCATGCCCATAGCAGCAAACCCTGTTCCTGCAAGTGCTGTTGCTGTTGCTGCTGTAAGTGTAGCATTGGAACTACGCATAGCCTGTTCTTCAGACTTAGATGTGCTACCTTGCTTTTCCGCACTGTCTTGTGCCGGTCTTCCTCTAGCCCCGCTCACTAGAACTCTCCCTTCTTCATTGCGTCCGAAAGCTTTGTGGCTCTCGAACCTACCTGTGTAGCCCAACGGGAATCGAGCATCTCTCGTCCAGCGTCGTCGAACTTCTTCTCGTGTATCGCATTCCACATGCGCTTGAATTTACAGAGGCGTGGCACACCCATATTGAAGGCCATGTCCATCAAAATCAGTTGACGTACTGCGTCCAAGTCGTTAACGCAGGGATGTACCCGTGTGAGTTCATCCTCAACAATCTTTATGTCGTTCATGGCTAAATAACGTGCATCCGCCTCTGTAATGCCATGCTCGTACACGACAGCCATCGACGGAATATCCATGTGATCTAGTTCTTCTTTACTGATCCCCCGGTCTTTCAAAT